CATTAATATATGGATCGCCAATCGTAAGCTGCGATGTAGCGTTCTTGCGGAATAGCTCAAGATCAACAAGCGTAAAGATACGGTCTTCTGCACCGCGAATAAACACCGGCAGGTTTGTTACAAAGGATGTCTCAGAGTTTTCTGTGAAATCCTGTATTGCTGTTTCTAGCTGTGCGTATGTAAAGCTCATTTATACCACCAATGTTACCGGGCCAGCCGTAGCTATTCCGCCGCCGCCGCGCTGATTACCTGTTGTAGCAGTTCCTGACGCTGCGGTAAATGTGTATGTGTTTGTTGTAACAACCGTTATAACATAGCCTGCGGCCTGCTCTAGTACAGCTTTTGAAAAACCATCAAACCCTGCTACGCTACGAAACCGCACCGTGTTGCCCGTTGTTCTGCCGTGAGAAGGCTCAGTTACCGTGATCACGCCAGATCCCTGTGCACCACTAGCAAAGGCATTCAGCGGCAACATGTTTGCTACACTAGACTCCGTCCGCTGATCAGGGCGCGGCTCATGCAGAGCTTGCGGATCCGGGCCAACCTTATTTGGTTCTAGTTGTGGGTGTTTTTCCTCGTACTCATCCGGGCCAACTTTCAAACCATTCCACTCTTTGACCATATCGTTCAAACGATAACGAAAGCCAGAGCGGTCTGAATACCCCCACGCATTTTTCCCCGATGCATATCTCGCCATCAGTTAACCCTTAGATACTGAATACTCGGCTGAAGTTTCAAAGGCACTCGATCTTCGTCTTCGTCCGCCGCACGTTGGAACTCTTCCTCGTACACAGCTTTCAAAAGTTGAATCCGCTCTGGAGCTTTTTTCATAGCGACGTAGTAAGCCAAGCCAGCAACCATACAAGGATAAAAGCGAAACGGAGCATCTGTTGTGTTAACCAATGTATCAGCATCGTCCATCCGCTGCACATAGTAATAGATAAGTGTGTCAGTGGAGCTATCTGGTGTCGGCCACAAAGTTACTTCTGGAGTTATCTGACGGTTATAAAAATACTGACTAGGACGGCCTTCGGTAGTTTTGCTAGGTAGGGTCAAATAATCACCGCGTGACATGCGGTCTAATTCATAGTCGGTGCCGCTGCGCCGAACAACAACTTCTAGCAGGTCTGTGTAATCTGCGGTGAAGGTGTAGGTAGCTGTGCCTGCGGTCAAAGCTTGTGTGCCCTGCTTTACTGTCCACAAGTTCAGGCCACGGTTCGCCCAGTCAGCGAACATCAGGTTAAGCGAACGCCGCGCTGTTTTGAAGTCGTAGCCTGTACGAGCCTCAAGACCGCAGCGTTCATATGCCTCCTCGATGATCTCGGCGACATTTAACTCAAAGTTTCTAGAACCTGAAACTGCCATTTATTTTTTCCTTTTCAGCGACTGGACTCTACGCGGCTTACCCGCTGGTTGTCCAAGACGTTTCTTCTGCGATATTCTACTACGTTTTTCAGCGGCTGTCATTTCTTTGGATGTTTTAGGGGTCTTAGAAGATACGCGCTTGGAGGGGCGGCAATATGGAGTACCCCGTTTTTCTCCTTCGCTACGCCCACACGCCTTCCCCGTGCGAACATCCTTCCACTCTTCCTTGAACCACCGCTTGAGGGCCGCTCCCTTTTTAGTCTTTCGTACTGCCATATCTGGTCCATACCTACAAAACAACTGCAAACAAATAAACGAATAAACCAACAGCCATAACTACAACGCCGGCCACAAGAACTATCTGCTTCATCATCTCTTCAAATTCTTTAGCTTCTTGTAGCTTTCTCCTACGTTCAGCCGCCGCTGCCTCTTTAGCTTCCTGTATGCGTTTAGCTCTTTCGGCGACAATGCCCTTCCACGTTCCGGGGCCAAACCTCATATCCACCAAAGTAGCTACTTCTTGTAGCTTTTCCGCCGCAATCTTAGCGTCTATAATTTCCTTTGCAACAGTGTCTACACCAAACTGATCACCCAACCCGCCGCCAGCCTTTTTGTTTCTAGCTTGCTGCGCTTCTTTTTCGCCACGAAACAAATCATCAATCTGAGTGGCTATCTGACCTATATCCTGAACAGTGTTAATATTGCTTTTTATGAAAGCAACAGACTGCTGAACCAAAGCGATTCCGGTTAAAATTTCTGCAATCGGCATCTTTATCTCTTCGGTATAGGTTTACAAATAGCTACTATTTTTGCCCTCCTTCCGTCAGTTATAGGCACCGATGGCTGCTGTGATAGCCGTTCAGCAAAATAGATACACCTATCTATGTCTGCGAACCGCTGTGTTTGATCTATTATCTGACTCCCCAAATAGACTGTTAATAAGAATTCTACCACGGCTTCAGTGTTACTTGCCCACTATCAATATAATTTGGTTGTGCGGTACTTGTATGTTCCGCCTGCTGCTTTCTTTGTTTTGTTGCCCCAGTTGGCTGCACCGACTTTACGGCACTTGGCGATTGCCCCGCTTGCATACGCTGACGGGAAGACCTTATAACGGCGCTTAACCTTGCTGTAACATGCATCTTTCTTTGCTCCGCCTTTTTCAATTTGCTTTGACATCGAGCCTCGCGAGATTGTCATTTTTACTCTCCAAGTAATCACGCCACAAGACACTTAGTATCTCGTGGTTCTTGTCTACCTTCACAGCAATAACCGCTGTGTCGGTCTTTAAATCCATAATTGAAACACCCAGCCAGCCTAGAAAAGCCAACATTGCACCGGCAATAATCTTGTTGTCCATTAGCATTTCCATCTTCTTCTCGCAGCGCAGATGCGCTTCTTGGGGGTTTTGCTACAGTTTACATTATGCATTTTCATCTGACCCGCTGATCTTGCACAGTAAGACTTCTTACGCTTACCACCACCCGGCTGTGGTGCTTTTAGTTTCGAGCCTGTGGCTCGGTTATACTTAGCCCGGCCTTTTGCCGTTAATCCAGCACCTCTAGATGCTGGCAGCTTTTCGCCACGCTTAACTGATAGATTAACAGATTTCTTCTTTCTTGTCGCCATTACAAGCGTCCCTTCTCCTGTATTAACACCCCTTCACCGAAGACACCGATATCCGCTGTTGTACTGTTAAGTCTGAACTGAAATTCGATACATGTTTTTTCTGGGACTTTAAAGGGGAATACTCGCTGAATATCCATACGCTGCAAAAAATCGGTCTGAGCTACGTTAAATATCCGACCATCTGAAAAGGTGTTGCGGTTTCTAAAAGTAAAAAACTTATTGTCATTGTTGGCTGACGCAGTAAATGCGTCAATACGGCCTAAGTAAAAAGAATAACCAGCAGGTACATGAAAGACCGCCGCTTGATTTCTGCCATACCCAGCGTTGATAGCCGCGTATGTTGTTGCGCCAACATTAGCGGACACTAGGCCAACGGCGTTGCCAACAACGGTTATCAGGTCATTAATAAATCGGAATTCTTTTGTTGTTGTCACACCAGTCAGTCCATTTAGTGCAACAACCTCAGTAACAATTTCGTAGTTGTCATCTAGGCCGTTGATAAGAATAGACACAGCCGTATCGCTGGCGCTGCTGCTTGACAACGTCAGTTGGGACTGGGCGGACAGAAATGGAAGGGCATTTGTATTAGCAAGCTCCCACGGCGTGACAAAAGATGTGCCAATCGCCGTGGCAGTGCCAAAAAGATTCCGAAGTGTATGACCCGGAATTTGTCCACGACTAACCTGTAGCTCAAACGGCTCGGATGTACCCACCTGAGTTATCGAACGTAAGTCGTAGACAGACATTGTTTTACGCCAAAAAGATTGTTAGTTCGGCACCTGTACCCGAGATTGCGCTTACATAAACACCGTTTTCAGCAATAATCCCATCACCCGGAATGTTCAGAGCGTTCTGACCGGCGGGAAATTTTTGTGTAAGCAATGTCGCACCGCCGTTACCGTCGGTTAGCGTAAACGCACCAGCAGCGGTAGCGTACATAACAATCTGTTTAATGCGTGAGCGACCCGGACCTACTGCCCCTGTCGCTGTAGCACTATAGGCTTTTACTGGACCAGCCATCTAAGCCTCCTGTTTAGCTAAGTGCTGCGCCTACAGCGGTTACCCAAGCGGCACCTGTGTTAATTACGATGCAGTATTCGTTGTTACCTGCACCGTTGTCAGAAACCATATACACGGTTCCAACGGCAACATCGCCAAAGGCTGGCAGATTAGCAGTGGTTACAACGGGGATTTGGAAGCCAGCGTTTGAACGCACTGGTCCTGAGAAAGTAGATAAAGCCATTTAGATCTCCTGTCGTGGCTAGTGTCAGCCGCACCTTGCGGCTGTCAGGGATGACTTATTATACAATAAAAAAGGGCGGCTGAATAGCCGCCCTTTAATATCTTTGTACCTACACTTATGCGCCCGGTGAACCGAACACAGCGCGTGGGTCTGAGAAGCCGAAGCTGTAACGCTCACGAGCCTTAAACCGCATGTTGCCAGTGTCGAAATCTGGATCCATTGCAGTTGACAGAGCCATACGCTCAAAGTGCTTGAAGCCGTTTGGCGCATCAGTCTTGATGAAGAATGCGTCTGAGTCAGTCAGGTAGTCGTTGACTACATAACCTTCAGGCAGCAGACCAGAAGACTTGATTGCGTTGATGTCGTTGTCAGCAGTTCCAACCCGAAGGTTTGAAACAAGCAGACGCTCGGCAACAAACTGCAACTGGCGAGGGATGATCAGCTTCATGCCTTTAAGGGCAATGATCAAGCCACGCTCGTCTGTGAAACCAGCGATGCTGATGAGCGCGTCC